GCCCTGTGCAGTGATGGGCAGCGTCAGCAGCGGCTTACAAAGAACAACGTTGATACAGCCAGACGTCATCGTGGCGCTTAGGTTGATGGATTGAATAGACAAAATGCCCGTGTCGCCCGCTGCCAATGGCATGAAGGGGCCATACTTACCAGCACCCGTACCCGAATAGATGATTTGCCCAACAGGGGCCGTGGCTGCGGCAGTTGGTAAGACAGGCGTTGCAGGGGTCAAGCGGGCGGCGGTTGCTGCTGGGTTGGTGTAGCTAAGCTGAATGGTAGGCGTACCCGCACCCGTGACAATCGACGGCACGATATAGGCTTGAACACCCTTGCCGTCTGCATAGCGCGGAAGGGTCTGGGTTCCGGTGAAGGTCTGTGCGCCCGTGGTGGTGACGGTGCTGACCGTGTAGACAGCCAGTTGGTCAACGAGCATCAGAATGCAGGGTGCGGTCGTGGCGGCTGCTGAATAGGCTGAAGCGTTCAAGACGTTCTTGACGCTGGGCGATACGTTGCCGCCAGTATAGAGGCCGTTGGGAGTTGCCGTGCCGGTGATGGTCTGCGACGTGACGGTCTGAGAGATGCTGACGTTGTAGGTGCCGCCCGCGTTGGCACCTGTACCCGTACCTAGCGAGGTAATGTAAGTACCTGGAGACACACCCGTTCCAGTCAGCAGCATACCTACCGTAAAGCGGCCCGTGCCGTGCGTGGTGTCGGTGAAGACCGTGGTGGCGATTGATCCGCCGAGTGCGCCGCTGGCGGCTGTGGTGGTCGTGCTTTCAGAGGTGGCTTGGAAGGCCAAATTGGTCGTCGAGCCAATTACGCTGTTCTGGTACGGGTTACCCGCGCCCGTGCTCAGATCATACCAAGTACCCGCCGCCTGCGCGGTGACGGGCAAGGCGTTTTTGTTCCAATCGGTTCGGTTAAACTGCCCCGCAGTCAAAGCCGAAATGATTTGATCCATTGACTGAAGCGCCATGACTAACCCCAAACCGTTTGAATTATGCCGTTGAGCGTCATGCCGTTGGCATTGGTGGTGACATTCACCAAAAATGAAAGATACGCGTTATCGGGGATAACGGGAAGGTCCATATAATCTAAAACCGGAACCCGCTCCGAAGGCGACGCTACTTCTTTTGGCATGATATTTTCGATAGGCTTGACTAAGACCAGTGCGATCAGGCCAATGTCGGCGGTCTGAAACGTGACGCTTTCAATGCTTCGAACGCCAGTGTCGCCTTCTTGAAGAGTCAAGAAAGGCACGTTTGATCCGTTAGCAGCCGTACCGCCGGATGTTGTTGTTATCAACGCGCCGACGATATTGCTATTTCCACAGACTTGTGGGGGTGTAACTCGGCCCGAAACGCCAGCGCTGTTTGTGTAATTTACAATAAATCGCGGGTTCCCTGCGCCAATTTGACCGGCCATTTGGGTGGCAATAATCTTAAGACCTGCGCCTGTCGTGTTGCGTGTGAGCGTTGCCGTGTTGTCCAGAAACTGCTCGTCCGTCGAACCCATGTCGATAAACGGGTAGTAGAACTGGTAGTCCATCAGGATGATGGGGCCAGTTTGAAGGTTGGTCGTGTTGGATACAGTGAAGTTTTTGAGGAAGGTTTTGTACCCCAAAGGCGCAACAGGTAGGTTGTGCGGTAGTCCGCCGTTAACGGACTGACCCAGTGGGACACCCACAAGCGGGCTTGAGGCGTAGTAAAACGGTAGCGGATTGCCAGCAGACAGCGTGGTGTCGAACCAGCAAAATGTACCCGTCGAAGCATTGGGCACTTTTCGCCATGTGGCAAAAAATGTTTGGCCTGCTTCTTCAGCGTCAACCAGAGCCTTGATTGACTGGATAGCCATTAGCTTTTTGCGCTACCTGCGCCGTATGCCGTTGCAGAGATATTAGCCAGCACAGGCGCGTCCGTGTGAGCGCATGGCTTGTACACGCGATCTTCAATCAAAAAGACAGGTTCGTTGCACAACGAACACAGGTACGGGGGAATATCGCCCTTTGCTAGGTTGATATTTTCCACATTAGGTCTCCGTGACGGTTAGCGCGCCGATTGAGAACTGAGGTTGGATGCCGTTGGCAACGGTCAGGGCGCTGTTGAGCGCGCCTGAGTACAGCACGTTACCCGCGCCAGACACGTTGGTGCCAATTGCAACGTAGGTTAAGGTTGCGCCCGTAGCGCCGCACTGGGCAAACTGGGCAAGGGCCGCGTTGGTAGCGGTGTTGCTTGAAACGGTCCAACCTGCCGATGTACGGATTACCGCAATTCGCGCATAGTTGGTGTAGGACGTTTCGTTGGTGGTTTGGTTGTTGCCGGTGCCTGGGTCTGCCGTGTGCAAACTCAGATACAGGTTGGTATATGGTGATGAAGCAGCGTTATCCGCCATGTTCGCCCAAGGCGTGGCGTTAAAGATCAGCTTTAGAATGTTGCTGGCGGTGGTGAGTGACTTAGCCATTTGAAATCCTTAAGCCCGCAGTGCTGCGAGTTTTGCGTTAAAGGCTTCGCGTTCGGCTGCAAGCCGTTCATTCTCTTCCGTCAAACGTGCCTTTTCCGTGCGGATGTTTTCCGCTTCGGCTTCGGCATTTGCCTTAATGGATGCTTCTTTGGCATCCAAAGCACGTTCAGCTTTTTCCAACTTTGCAATCTTGTCGTTCACTTCGTCCAGCCACTGCTGAACATTTACCTTGCTGGTTTCCAGCGCAGCCTCACGTTCGGCCAACAAATTTTCACGCTCATCAAGCGCGTGGCCCTTGCTAATCACGTCAGCCAATTGGGCTTCAGCGTCTGCAACAAGTTTAGCGGCTTTTTTCTCAGCGGCTTTAAAAGATCCAATCTTTTCAAAGTCTGCTTTAGCAGCAACGTATTCTTTAATTTTTTCGTCAAATTCACCCGTCAGCACCAGCGAGACAGCGGCGATATCGGCGCTTAAATCAACAGATTTAAGGTTTGCAAGACCGTCAATGTCGCTCATGAAACGTCTCTCTTCAGAGGGTGCGGGGGCAGAAATGAACATTTTATTCAGCCAACGGGATGACGTACATGTTTCCACCAGCAGAATCCTGAATGGCAGAAACAGTGATGTCTGAGCCGTCGCCAAAATTGGTCGGAATGATGATTGGTGCGTTTGCGGGAAGGGCTAGGTCCGAGGTAGTGGCGGTCCCGCCAACCTTGACGTAGGCAACCGTGGTCGTCCAGATCATGAACGAGCCTGAGTAGCTTGGAAACGTCGCAGAGCCTGCCGTTCCGGTATAGGCAACTTTTTGCCCTTTACCGTAAATCGGATGGCGAATGACGCTAGTAAGTGAACCGGCCATTTATAGCCCCTATGCCAAAAACTTGAGTTTGTAGAGCGTGCTTAGATACAGGCCCACAATCTCGTCAATGATGTTCTGAAGAGGGGTATCTGACTTGTCAAAAGCCTCGTACCGGCACTCTTCTAGCTCCTTTAATTGGTTTTCAAGGAACTCGGTGATGTTAGCCGTTTTTTTTGCAGATTGCAAAGTAATCGGTCCCATCAAGCCATTGCGGCCCTGATGGGCTTCCGCCAACGAATCAGCCAGGCCCACGATCTCGTCGTAAAACGTGTTCAAGGCCATGTGTTTGGAAAAACTACGGGTGTTTAGATGCACCGAATGAGCCACATCCCGCGCTAGGAACAAATATCCAATAAAGTCGGCTGGGGTCTCGCTCATTGTGGCACTTCCTGCATTGGCGGCGCAACTTCAGCGTTTTCGTTGCCCATTTCAGGGCCTTCACGACCGGGCATCTCACCCACAAGCTCGCCGCTATGGAGCATTCCATGCACAGTGCCCATAACAATTTCTTGGATCTGCTCGGGCGACATAGAGGCCTGAACCGCAGTGATGCGCTTGGTCTCGGCGTCGTAAGCCTTGATTTTGGCCTCAAATTGCTTGACCTCAACGTCCTGCATTTCGATAGAGTTCTGGATGTTTTTCAGAACGCCGTGCAGATTATCAAGCTCTTGGCCCATAGCCTGAACCTGTTGTTCAGCCTGCTGCAATTCTGGTGACTTGTCATCGTCAGACAGCAATTTGGGATCAAGGGTCTTTTTAAACCGCTTGGCCATCTCTTGAGCGCCAGGCCAATCCATGTTCTTGACAAACAGGTCGCCGGCAATCTGCCAAAGCTCTGGGTTGCCTTGCAAGAGTTGTGCCATACCGTCAAGCGCCTCTTGACGCTTGGTCATATAGCTAGGCCCGGTCGCAACCACAACGTCATATTTGCCAACGCTGGGATTGTAGATTTTCTCAAGCACAATGCCGTTTTCGTCTTGAATCTTTTTGACGGGTTCGGGCTGATCGGGGTTAATTTTGACCATGCCGACCTCACCGTCCAAGCCAACGATACGCGCAATGCGCTGCGTGTCGTAGATCTTGGGGATTAGATCAACCAGTTGCCGTGTGACGTGGCGAATAGCGCGAGCAAGGTTGTCCACATAATGATATGTGCCTGTATCGCCCTGCTTCTCTCGCGCAAGGATCGCTTTTCCCGATCTTTCATTGCTCGTGGCCCCTAGGCTGGAATCGTACTGGCCGGTGGTGGACTTAATGTCGTCTGAAGCGCCCGCCTTAGCCTGTAGGAGGCCGCTGGACGCCATTGGAGGCTGCGCCCGCTGCGGAAGTGGCAGCATACCGCCAGCGCCGTCAGTGACGTCGGGGTTGACCTCAAGATAAGGCCAGTTGTTGGTGTTGGCGGTCTTCCACTGGGCCTCGTAGCCCTCAAACTGACCGCCGTAGCCGATAAAGGGTGCCTTGGGGGCCAATGCCAGCATCTCTGCCTCTTGGCTGACCCAATAGTTGTACATGCGCTGGGCGTCCTTGGCGTTACGCACCAAGCCCGACACAAACATGCGGCCTTCAACCTCAAATTCGTTGCCGACAACGCGGGTTACGGGGATGGTTTTGCCCGCCCACTCGCGCTCGTCCATGATTTCGTAGCCATTGGTTTTGCACCACATGACTTTTTTCTGTTCAGCCTGCCGGGACTTAAGCGGCTGACCATACATGGCCTTTAATTTCTTGTCGTCAGGCGTTCCCTCGAACGCTGTGACGTTATCGGGATACAGATTTAGTTTTTTGACGCTGCGGTCATAGTAAAAATACTCCGCAATGCGGATTGTGTCTTCACTCAGCCATTGGCTAAGGCTCTGATCGCCCACGCCTTGGGACATAATCGAACTAACGGGCGTAGAATTGGGAAACTGGCGCTCGTAATCGGATTTTGTGATGTCTTCAGTAATAAAACACCACTCGGCGTCAGACCCGCAAGGATCTTGGATAGACGGGTCCATGTAGACGCTGAAGGAATTGCGAATCCGGCCAATGCGGATGTCTTGGTCAAAGCTATCGTCGCTGCAATATTCGGTTAGAACCCGAACATATCCTTCGCCGTAAGTAACCTGATTGTCACAGGCCGTGTCATAGGCAACGTCGGCGTCAGAAATGTACTCGATATGACGGACCATACCGTTAAAGATCTCAGCAACCTCAACATCGCCCTTGTCATCTGCGGGGATAACCTTTCCGCTAGGGCGGTTCTGGCGCTGTTCGTTTGTAACCTGGCGAACATGCTGCGGCAGCTTGTTGATGGTTAGGCAAGGCCGCGCATTAATTGTCTGGCCCTGCACCGATCCGCGAGTGGCAAGCACGTCCGCAGGCCACTGCCATTGATTGTCCGGACTACCGGCCATGAAGCGTAAATCGTCTAGCTCATCTTCACGGCTTTCGCCATATGCAGAAATCGCCATTGTGAGGCGGCTTCGCATAGTGGCCAGCATGTCCTTTTGATCAGCCATATGCTTTACTTTTTACCTTTAGAAGCCGCCCGTTTTGTAGCATACGCAATGGCCACGGCCTGCTTGATTGGTTTACCCGCGTGCGCCTCGGCCTTTACGTTGGCACGAAACGCGGCTTTGCTGGCAGACTTCTTAAGCGGCATATTACACGCAGTGGATCAGCGCATAGTTGATAATCACGGCTTCCGACTGCGAGCTAGCCGTCAGGTTACGCAGCGTAATAACGGCAGAACCTGTTGCCAACGAACTGGTGTACACGGTGTAGGTTGTGGCGTCCGCCACCGAACCACCGGACACGTTCAGGATCAGGATGTCGTTGGAGCTGATCAGGCTGTTGTTTAGCGTGAACGACACAGCGGTGTTACCAGCCAAGGCCGCGTTGTTCAGGGTGATGCGTCCAGCCGACTTGTTGAGCGTGACGGCGGTGGACTTGCTGGTCAACTGCGTGACAGCGCCTTGCGCGTCGGCGGTGTAGCCAAACTCGCTAGAGGAGTAGATCTTGTCTGACCCGATGATGTTTTGGTCTTCGTAGGCGACGCCGATTGGCTTAGTGTTTACGGACATATTAAGACCCCATCCAGGAATTGGTTACACTGCTTGCGCCAGAATACGCTCGTTTAGTCTCTTTTGCAACATAGGTCCGATGCGCGACCGGAAAGGCAAATGTGACGCAGATCGCGTCAGCCGCGTCGGGCGATGCCAAGCCGCGTGCCTTCATGTCCTTCTTGCTTTCAAGAAAGATTGACCCCTTGCTGTCGGGCTTCATCGTCGGGCTAATCAGGTCGGTTTTTAGATAGCGATCACTAGGTATTGAGGCAGTCTTGAGCCACTCGCGCATCTCGCCCCACATCTCGGCACGCTTGTTGCCGTACATCAGGGGGTTTTTGGCCTTGTTACCAAAGTTGATACCCTTGACCTTGTAACGCTGCTCCTTAAGCCGGTCCACAACGCCTGCGCCTAGCCCGCCCTCGTCTATAACAACCAGTGCTGGATTGTATTCTTCAATGGCTTCAATGACGCGCCCAACAGATTCCATCGTGTCATCGCCGCGGTGGCGTTTGATGGCAATGATATCGCGGCCCTGACGTACAGCGATAACGGTTGCGTCCGCCCCAAAACGGGCCGGGTCAACGCCAATAATGATAGGCGCGGTCTGATCTTTGTAGCGTTCACGTTTCATCGCCTCGTCTACGGTCAGGCTTGAAATAAACTGATCGTCACCGGCATTGGGGAACATGCCATAGACCTCGACGTGGGCCTGACTGGAGTCTGGGCCGTATTCGTCAATGATCTGCTGGTAGACAGCCTTGTCGGTGCCTTCGACGCTGCGGGCATCCACGACTTTGTTTTTCCAGAAGTCGCGCTTGGAGTTGAAGGCTTCGTAAAAGTACCCCGTGTTGCGACGGGGGTTGCTGAACGCCAGCCAGAAACGGTTAGGGGTGTTCTCAGTAAAGAAACCGCTTGCCACGGCCCAGATGCTGTCAGGGATACCGGACGCCTCGTCAAAGATAAGCTGCACGCCGTCGTAGTTGTGTACGCCGGCATAGGCGTCAGGATTTTCCTCTGACCACAACCGGCCCTCAACGGCCCAGTAGCGCGTGCCCTTTTTGAGGTCGCGCTCAACCAGTTCGGTAATCCATTTGGCAGGCATAATGCGCGTTGCGGCAACCTCGTACCAATGGCTGTTGAGGCTCATGGCTAGCCACTTGGTTATCTCGGCCCATGTGACCGACCGCAACTGCGATTCAGAGTTGGCCGACACAATTGTCGTCGAACCAATCCGCGTCGATAGCATCCAGATCACCAGCCATGAGACGAGTGCAGACTTCCCGATACCGCGCCCCGAGGATGTCGCCATGCGGAACGTGTCGAAATCTAGCTTCCCATTGTTCTGCTTGATGTGCTCCTTGAGATCCGAAAGCACTTCCCTCTGCCATTTGCGCGGCCCCGTAAAATATTCCAGCGGTGTGCCCTTTTGGCCCCATGGGAAAGTTAGCATGACAAAAGCTAATGGATCGTCCTTAATAACTGGCGACCACATCCGCGACATGAGGGCCATTTCGTCGGACGCGCTGTATTGGGGTGTTTGCATTATTTTTTCTTTTTGGCAGTTGCAGCGCGATATGCGGCTGTATCAGCGGCCATGACATTGTGTAGTTTTTCTTCCGCAGCGGCGGCAAGTTCGTCATTAGCGTAAGTAGGAAATTTAATTCCAGACCGCATAGCTTCGCGAAATGCTGTGTGTGGCTCTAGCATAGCACCATGCCAATAGGTTGGGAAATACATGACTCCGTTACGAGTGCCCATGCGCGCACCAAGAAAAGTAGAAATGTCTTTGTTGTGCTGCGTCAGGAACGTACCTCGGTCCAAGTTGTTGCGATGATACTGGATAGCCGCAAGCTCTTCAGGCGCAAGTCCTTCAGGAAGCGGCGTGTAGTAGCTGGGTACGGCTTCGCTATCCATTGTCTGCCTCCTGCGTCTCGTCCGTAATAACTGTGTACGGCGCGTCGACGACCTCTAGCACGCGCATGTTGGCCTGCTCAAGCGCCTGGGTGATGCTGATGCGCTGGTCTACGTCGATGTTGATCTGCTGCTTGGCGACCCAGCCGTGCTGGTGCTTGAGGATCTCCAGCGCCGACTTTGCATCGCCGCCTAGCGCGGCCTCGTGCAGCGCGTTGCTCAGTTCCAGTTCCGCGTCGGCTCGGCCCTTTAGCTCGGCAAGCTCGGCGTCCTGATCGAACTGGATAAGTCTGTTGTAGTCGCTCGGCTGGATGTTGGCCGCGAGGGCCAGGTTGTCTCCGCGTAAGCCCTTCTTTGACGCATGGTAGATCGCGTCTAGCTGCGCTTGCGTTGCCTTGACGCTTTTGGGGGCGTGCGGGATCGAATGGAAGGTCATGGCTGCACGATAATACGCAATTGCGTTTTACGCAAGAAAAGACCCCCGGTCAGCAAACATGCGACGCGGGGGTAAGTCAGGGGGACCGAGAGTGTGTAGCATGGTTTTTTAAAAAATAAAATTTAGTTCACGATGGCTCTGCACCAGAAGGCCCTGCCGCTCGGCCCTACCCCCCCCTGCTTTTGAGAATCATTCTCACCTAGCCGACCCCCCCCGCCTGGCCCATGCCCGGCCATGCCCCCCCCCCTATGCACCCCCCCCTATCGCCCCCAATGGGCAGGCAAGGGCAGGCTATGCTCATGCGTTTTCCTCATGATCATGGGGGCCTGGATATTTGGCGAACGAGGGGCTGGGCGCGTGGGGGCAGCCTCAAGGTGTTATGTTATAACATCACAGCTAGCCTTGGACGATTCCGGCAATATCGTCCAATCAACGCGCAACCCCCATAAACCGCGAGAGAGGCGTAAGAGAGCCGATCACCGTCCAACTGCCATGTATCTAAGAGCAAGCCATCGAGCACGCTACACGCCATCCAGAGAGCCTTGGCGATAACCTCAAAGCCTAGCCGCAACCACCAGGGCGAACACGTTAGATCAGGATCAAAGAACCAGCTTCTAAAAACCTCATTTCCTCGCGCGTACGTCCTGGACAGACGTGTAGCTACGCTACACTTGTCTGCGTCCGGTATTGGGCGCAAGTGTCTAGACACGTTTCCCAACAACGCCCAACAACGCCCATATAGGCCACAATGGCCTATCTATGGTTTATCGTCTTTGGACATTTGCCATTTAAAGGGGTTAGACATAAGTCGTCTTGATTGGAATCACAAAATGTCATATATGGTGATTGTGGATAGCCACTAAGGAGACAGATATGTTTAAGATCGAGAAGAATGTTGCAGCTCCCCCAATCACTGACGCACAACGGCTAAGCAAGCATTCGCTCATGAATGCCACGGCGCAAAACCTAAAGCCCGACGAATCGTTTGAAGTCGTATGCGCAAGCGCCAATGAGAGGGCCGCGACAATGAGGGCGCTGCAACGGTTCAAAAACAACAATGAGCTTCGTAACCTATTGATAATGAAAATGAGCGAAAAGACTTTCAGGGTATGGGGGTGATAAAATGACATTAAATGACATTAGGGGGTTGACGCCCCCTAATCTCTCCCCTAAACATAATTACACAAACGCAACAACAACGGGACACAGACCATGCTAACCATTCTTTCCGCCCTCATCTGGATCTCCATTGCGGCGCTCCCTTTGCTAGCTCTTTTCAGCGGAGACCTCGACTAGCCTCTATCTCTAGGCATGGTCCGCCATGCCTATCATTAGACCCTAGCAACCTCACAAACGGAACCAGACCATGACCCTTCCAGCTTATCTTGCCCTTTGCCTCAAAACCGACGCCAAATGGCTAGCCCTTCAACTTGCTGCCCCAAGCGCATATTGCAGCCCCATACACATCGCCATTCAGCGTCTCGCATTGCGCCGCTTGACCGCCTAACCCAACCCCAACCCAAAGGATCAAACCAAATGACAACCCAACACACCCCCGGCCCTTGGGATTTAGACATAGGCAAGCACGGAGCCGCTATTTCTAACGGAGGCACTATCGCGGATATAAACGATACTATGACAGCTTGGCGAGCAGACGCCCGCCTAATCGCCGCCGCGCCTGACCTTTTAGAAACCCTCGAAAAAATTGACGCTTATCTCGCACCCGAAAAAGGCGACGATGACGAATGGCGTGAAATCCGCGCAGTGATACAGGCCGCCATCGCCAAAGCACGAGGGGAATAGACCATGACCTACACGCCACCGCCCAAGACCCCTTGGCTTGCCCTTGCGGCCTTTGGCCTAGTCGCTACCGGATTCTTCATGGGCATATGGGCCGCGCTCGCGTGGGCTTTTATCCTTTAATCACGAAACCGTGATTAACCCTCGCGCAACCATTTAGTTATAAATCCAAACACGCAAACAGGAGCACAACATGACCCACGCAACCATCACCACCCAGCTTGATTTGGATGGCGTATCAATCGAAGTCGATGGCGACTATTGGCGCAATGAAGACGAAAGCGTTCAAGACCTGACCTTGTGTTTTCTTTGGGTCCACCACACAGACGAAACAGGCAAGCCCCGCGCATATGACTTGTTGCACGGTTTAGGCCGCCCTTCGCGCCTAGTCGTCGAGCGCAACCTATTCAAAATCCCCGGCATTGCCGAACGCCTATGCGCCGACATCGCCACGCAAGGCGAAGATCTGCACATCGAACCCGACTATGACCCAAAGATGGACGATTAAGCCATGACCGACCAAAAATCACACGACCAAGACCAGATCAACCGCGCCATTATGGCCTACGAGACCGCCCGCATGGGACCGCAAGCCAAGCCTAAATTCATTCTTGAAATCAAGGATAGCCATTTTTACGCCAAGCCATCACGCGCAACCTTTGCCGACGTTGTGATAGTCGCGGCCACGGGTGCAGCTTGGTTCGGGTTTCTGTTTAGCTTGTGGGTCATCTTCGCATGACTTGCCCGCACTGCGTCCATCTCGCGCACGAGAACAAGCGCCTTGTCGGGGTCATCAAACGCCTTAAGGCCAGGTCGCTACAGTCAACGCCTATCACGCCCCTGTCGTTAGGCTTCACAGGCCAACAGGAAATCATCATTGAGGCCCTGTGGGCCGCGCAGGGGGCAGGGGTGACGTCTTCCCTGCTATCCTTCGCCCTTGGCGGTGAATCGTCCAAGGCTAGCGTTCGCGTTCAGATTAACCGCATCCGCTACAAGCTAGGACCGGACACGATTAAGAATCTCTACGGCTATGGATACTATTTTACGCCCGAAGGCCTAGGCATCGTCGGGGAAATCATGGGAGAAAAGAAATGACAAACGAAGAACTAGACCAAGCCCGCGCTGAAAAGGCTTTCGAGCAATCAAAGGCGGGCGACCTGTTTACAGACATTGCCGCCCACGCCGCCCGCCTAGCCCGCGAGGGCTGGACGCCGCCTGTGCCGGTTGATCCTGATTTGGCGGAGGCGAAGAGATTGGTGCGCCTTCCCGGTCGCGATGGCTTAGATGAATTGGCCCTCGCTGGCATCAAACGAGGCCGCGCCCTCGCAGCAGCCGAGGCCGCGCCGGGGATGGTTTGGGTTAAGCATGATGGGTCGGCCCGTGGTCCCTTTATCGAGGATGACTATGTTTGGTTAAAAAACAAACACGGGACGTTCATTTCTTATGCAAAATACGTTTTTTGGGAATTTGTCACCCACTACGCCATCATCACCCAGCCGGAGGAAAAGTAGATGACCATCGAAGAACTGACTTTTACAGCCTTTCAACAGGGCCGTGAACGAGGCCGAGAGGAAAGCGCGGCGCAGATCGAGGCCTATAAACACGAGGCCGAGGTCTATCGCGAGATAAAAATCGAATATGAAATCCTGCTGGCACGTTCGCAGCGGGAGGCGGCGCAGATCGAAGAGTTGACCGATTTGTTGGCCGTCGAACGAGTGCGGAGCCACATGCTGTCTGAGGATTTAGCCGCCCTACAGCCCAAGGAGGACGACCAATGACTAACCAAGACCAACAGGACTGGGACGCCGCCGCCACCGAGGCTGGATATCAACCCGTGTCTGAATACGTCAAAACCTGGGCGACGGTGCGCCATGAATGGGAACAGGCCAACGAGGCCCATATCGCCGCATGTGACCGCCTAAACGAGGCTACGATACAATATAACATTGCCGTCAACGCATGGCTGAAAGCGAAGAAACATGAAAACGGGTGACTTTAAGTGGACGCAAGAGTCCGTAGACAAGATCTTGCAGATGTACAAACACGGCGACAGCGCCAGCCAGATCGCCAAAGCCCTAGGCAATGGCCTGACCCGCAATGCCATCATTGGCAAGTTAAACCGCTTGCGCGACAAGGGGCTGCGCCCTGAGTTAACCCTAGGCGTTATTTCGTTCAAGAAAGCCCAAGGCCAAATAATCAACCGAACCAACGCAGCCAAGTTAGCAACGCCGTATCTTGCCAAGCCCAAGGCTGTTCTATTTCAGTTTCCTAAGCCAGTACCCAAACCTAAGCCAAAGCAGGAGGTTGTAGTGGTTCAAGAGCCTACAGGAGAACACGCGGCACGCCTTGCCTACCTCAGAAAGGGCGGCTGCAAATGGATTACAGAGGATTTTGAGGTAGGGCACGCAGATGACGCGCTAATGTGCGGCGAGATCCGTCAAGACGGCTCGTCATACTGCGCTCATCACAAACACATGGCGTCGGCCAATATTCCACCATCTCGCATGGAAGCCAGCAATCGAGGCCTAAAGCGCCTTGGTGTCTTCTACGGTTATTAGTTACCGTCGATCACAGCCTGCCCTCGGAAATATGCGACATTCTTGATGACGCAGCATAGTTCTGGGGGCAGCAGTTCGCCGTTGCGGAAAGTGAGCACGGCAAAGCCCGACGTGTGCGGCGATGGGTTGTTCTCCGCATAGTCAAATTGCGGCCCGTGAGGCTCGCTGAGCGTTCCGGTGTCCACACCCCACCGATGACCGTTATAATCCGCCCAGGGCGTCACAATGAGCCTGTGAAGGTGTCCGGTAACAATAGACCGACCGGACTTGAGAGTATTATTGTATGCGGCGTGCTGACCGTTGGCATACCGATGCTTAATCATCGTATTGTCATTGACGTTTAGCGACCAAGCCATGTTCCAAGCTGGGAACCGATCTTCCAGCCGCATGATGGTTCCCTCAAAGCCGGGGGCGACCGTGCAAAGGGTACGGTCTAGGCGGGCGTCGTGGTTGCCGACGTTCCAGAACAGTTGCGGACGGGTGCCAGGTGCTGCCAGCACGATCTCGTGCAGACGCTCGTCGCAGATTTCCAACTCTTCTTTTACCGAGGGCAGTTTAGACCATCCAATAGGCGGGTGACGGGACACGCTGGCCCCGTCGAAGATGTCTCCATTGGCGCAGATAACGGCTGGCTTAAGGTCTTTGATCAGTTCCAACAAAGCCATGTTGGCGATGGTTTGATCCTGATTGGGCCAGAAGTGCGCGTCCGAAAACACCACGATCACGCCATTTTCTAGCCATAGATCGTTCTGGCGCTTGTAGGCGCGACCAACGTCAGTTTGCCAGCCGTGCTGGCTTCCTTGTCCGGTAGTTTGGGGGTTAGTTTGAAGAAACACCCCCTTGTTAGCCATATCGGCACGGCGCCTATAAATATTTCTAACGCTCGTGCCTAAAAATTCTGCCGTTCTTTGAGGGCTTCCCCCGGATTTTTCCCATGCCGCAATTAGGGTTTCTTCAGATATCGTTTTGCTGTTCGCCATCTTCTGTTGCCTTTACTTTTGCATGATAGGCGGCATATCGCTTTGCGATAATTTCGCGCCTGTGCCCGCCCTCCCATAGACGACGTAAGTCGCTGCGGGTATGGCGCTCGATAAGTTCGGGAATTGCGAAAATGCGCTTCTTGACTTGGTAATCGTAAGATCCGACCATTCCGGCATCTACCCAGCCTCCATCACGCAAGGCACGCTTTAGCATGGTGTATGAGATTTTAATACCCTCTGGCGCTTCCTTGTTGGCCATCTTTAGGCTTTCGCGCAAAGGTGTCCCGATAATGCCGCGCTCAAAGGCACCGACGCGCAATTGGACCTGGCTCAAGATCCAGCTTTCTGCGGTGGTCATGTTATATGAAATTAAATCGTGCTTAAATTTCGTCATGGGGGGTGCAGCGCCGGGATTGAACGCTTGCACGTCACGATTCCAAAGCCATTTGGCCACAGCCTCATAGCCGCCGGTCTCGTACCAATCCCACATGGCCTTGGAATCAAACTCACTCATCCGGCCATTGTGTGACCAGACGCAGAACCACCGCCGGTCCTGATTTTCTAGCTTGATCGGCACAGCCTCATTGCTGAACGCGATCACGATAGAACGGTTGAGCATCTCGTAAGGATGCAGCCGCTTACGGTGAACCGTAATCATATCGGGCGGTGTCGCGATGACAGGCTTTAGCTTATTGGCAAAAGCTCGACGCTCACGCGAATCGGGTTCTTTCAATTCGTTGATGATCAGCACCTCACTTTCAAGGTGATAACCCCATGTGGACGATAGGGTTTCATTGCTGGCAAGGCCACGGTTGCGAAGGTCAGGACCGCACACGGCTCTAATGAACGGTGCCCACATGGTATCCTTGCCGCAGCCTTCAACGCCGCCGTGCAGACAGGCATGATTGATCTTGCGGTGAGGCACTTGGAGCTTGTAAGCCATCATATCCCAGATATGATTTCGCTCGTAATCGTCAGGCACCAAAACCTTGCAATGGTCAAGCCAACGCTGCGGATCTTGGGTCTTTTCAGGGATCGGAGGCCGCGTATTCATCCACCTGTTGCCAAAGATCTCGCCGTTGCGAGCGACCAGCACACTTTCGCCAGGTGCATAGGTAATGCCGGCAAGGATCTTGCCGTTCATAGCGTTGCGGTTCTCGTCATAGCAAACGCTAGCCTCAATGCGGCGATTGTGGTGGATGCTGCGGCAATTGAGGTGACGGAACAAAGAATTGAACGTGCCGCGAGGAATCTCGCGCCGGTCCTGCATGTCAAAGAAACTATCGTCCACAGAGATGTAAGCAAATCGCTCATACCATTGGCTTTTCTCGATACGGTCGAGTTGCCTATTTTCGACTTCCTCTAAGATTGTCTTGAGTCTCATCATGCTATCCTTTGCCAAACACCATAGCCAATTTTCTTAATAAGACCGCGCTTAAACATTCCGTCTAAAGCACGCTTTATACCTTTGGTGACGGACGATTCACTGTCGCCCTTGTCAGCCATGTTTTTAATATCCTGCTCACTGACAAGACCGCCAGAAGCAAAAGCCTTGACGCACAAGGCATCATATTTGGAGAACCTGCCGTTACCTTCGCTCACATTTGGCGCAGCCGTGTGACGCGCAACCAGTGACGAAATCTCGTCCCCGTCTTCATCGTGTCCTAGGACAGAGCGCGTCATTTCAAAATAAAGATCATCAACCTTGTCGCCGTCTTTCATCTTGTGGACAGACAGGCGAGCGATAGGGCGTTCAGGATCTGGCCGGAACACGCCAAGGATAAAATCTAAATTGGCTGTGATAGCAGACGAGCCGCGAGGACGCTCTGCGGCGCTGTGGCCTGTATGGTGAACCACGATCACGGTGCAGTTAAACGCCGCACGGATCTCAGTGTTGATCATTCTCAGATAGTCACCAATGTCACTGGATGAGTTTTCGTCACCGTTGAAGGTCTGCGACAGGGTGTCGATCACGACCAGCTTGGGACGCTCTGGCAGGGCAGCGATAGCCGCCTTCATAGCCGCGACCTCTTCAACAGCGGAAAGCAGCAAGGGCGTGATACAGATGTTGATACTGTTATCAGGCACGAGGCCAAACTGATTATGCCAAGCCACCAGACGCCGATAGATACCGGCGCCGCCTTCAGCCGCAAGATAGGCGATGGCACCTTTTTTAGTACGCTTACCCGCCCATTCCATTTCGTGAACCATGTGCATGGCCAGGTCGATGGCGATAAATGATTTGTATGTACCAGAGGCGCCAAAGATCATGCCCATGCTGTCTTCCGGCACCAAACCCTTGACCGCCCAACGCACGTTGCGGGTCAGATCGCCCAAAGCCTCCATGCCCATAAACAGACCGCCGGGGGCAATCTCTGCAATGCGCTCCTCGCTAGGCGCATATTTCTGCGCCGAGGCCACCATGCGCGATAGGTCTTGGCCGAAGCGAGCTTCCCAACGGGCGAGATCCGCGCCCGTCTCTGGCCGCGTCGCGAGCATGAGGGATCGAAGGTTATTGACCACCGCGCCGGGGGCCATGCCTGCCGCAATCATGCCAGACGATAGCTTCAGAAGCGGATCGTGATAGGACCGCTCGTCCATGTTGGTGGTTATGAGGCTCTTATATAGATCAACTGCCGTCAGACTGGTCTTGTCCAAATCCTTAGCCGCTGAAGGCGCTGCGCGGGTGCCTGAGCGGATCTCTTCAAGGTCTAGGCCAAACGTAGCCACAGCGTCCGCAAGGCTGTAGGTGGCCGTCAGATCGGCTTGCAGAACCTTGGTCGCAAAGACGCCTGTGTCACGCTGCTTTGTGTTGCAGCCAACAGGCAAGCGACCATAGCGGACAATGTTGTTACCGCTAGCATCCGCGCCGATCAGGTTAGCTGCTGCCATGCGCTGCAAGACCAGATCAATCAGGCCTTGGTCCTTGGCGTCCGGATCATCGCGGTCGATCAGTACGCCGACCTGATAATTGCCGGGGGATGTTTCTATTGTGTAAGAGGGATTACCAAACAATTCGTCAGGCTGCGCATCGTCTGCCAGCAGAACGCAAAGGCGAACAAACGTGTCTTTAGATCGACGGCGCTTGTCCGCTGCCATGATGGACACGCAGAAGAAATTGTTGTCACTGACCCGCTTGTCTATCAGGTTTTTCTGACCTGGCGATCCGGTCCAAGCGTTGCCACCCCAGACAGTCGGTTCCGACTTATTGGGGTCAGAGGCAAAGCTCGTGGTCCAGCCGTAATTGTCCTGTATCGCGCCATAGACGGCGCGAAGGAAATCTGAATTATCCATTGTGTGCCTTAAGGGCGGGGGTGGCCGGACAGGTCGTACACGTCTAGGGCAGGGCAAATGCCAAGGATGTTATCCCAATGCCTCTGAGGGATAACGCCGCCAGTCCCGCCCTGATCGACAGGCGTCAACCAGCGGCTGACAGCCGATTGGGTAAGGCCAAGTAAGGACGCGGTGTGCGTTACGTCCCCAATTGTCGTAACCACATTGTATGCCGGATTGCACCCGTATTTAATCTTAGCCATGATGTCCTCTCGTATGATTGTGAAATCCTTGCACAAAATAAAATATCAAGCAATCCACATAATTTCTAAAAATCATATTGCGTTTTTATGCGGTCTGATATTAGATGGTCAAACTTCAACGGAGCAAACCAAATGACCAACGATGATAACTTAGAAGCCTTGGCGACTTTCTGGCTCGCGGCCAAGGGCGAGGAAATAGCGGCAAACCAACGCCGCTTAGATATTGAAGACCAGATCGTCCAGGCTATCAAGCCTAACAAGGACGGAAAGTCCACACTCAAGCTGGACGGCGGATTGAAGATTTGCATTACCCTCAAGACTAACTTTAAGGCTGACGATATGGCCGCGCTTGAGGTTTTGACCGCAGAGTGGCCTGAGAACTTCCAGCCTGTGCGGATCAAGAAGGAACTCAATGAGACGAAGCTAAAGGATCTGCGGGAATACCGCGCAGATCTTTGGAAGAGCCTTGCCAAACACATCACGTCAAAGGCCGCGAAGCCTTACGTTCAAATCGAATCTGGGGAGGACAAGTAATGGCTTTTGATCTTAAGAGCATTAGCCGTAACGACAACACCGCGCCGCCGCGTATTATGGTCTACGGCGTCGAGGGTATTGGCAAATCAACTTTCGCCGCTAGCGCACCAGATCCAATCTTTATCCTGACTGAGGATGGCTTGGGATCTTTGGACGTCGAGCATTTCCCCATCGCTCATTCACTGGATAACGTCATGGACGCCATTGGAGCACTCTATGCAGAAGACCATCCCTACAAGACGGTGGTGCTTGACAGCTTGGATTGGCTTGAAGCCATCATCCACCGTGAGATGGAAGCCAAGCACGACGCCAAAGACCTTGCCTACGGCAAAGGCGCAATGATCGCTGCCCAACAATGGCGCGACGTTCTGGACGGGCTTAACGCCCTGCGGAACGATAAGCAGATGACTGTGATACTTTTGGCACACAACACCATTAAGCGGTTTGACAGTCCTGAAGTCGAGCCGTTTGACCGCTACCAGCCGAAGCTGCAAGAGCGCAGCAACGCGGTGGTGCGGGAATGGGCGGACGCCGTTATGTTCGCCAACTACAAGACCATCGTCAAAAAGGACGACGTTGGTTTTAACAAGACCGTGGCCAGAGGGATCTCATCCGGTGAGCGTATGCTGTTCACCACTGAGCGCCCTGCCTACATGGCCAAGAATCGCTACAGCCTGCCCGACAGCATTCCGCTGACTTGGGAAGCCTTTGCAAATGCAATCAAATAGGAACTAATAAAATGACAATTCTTACTTTTGATCTTTCAAAATATGAAGTCCCTAAAAGCAACTTTGACCCTCTGCCAAGCGGCGAATATCTTGCCATTGTGACAGAGAACCAGATGAAGGCTACGAAGTCCGGCACTGGCGAATATCTTGAATTGGTCATTCAGATCGTGGACGGGGAATATTCGGGTCGCAAGATCTGGGAGCGTTTGAACATCTATAATCAAAGTGAGCAGGCTCAAAATATGGCTTTTGCGGCTTTGACGGCTTTGAGCACTGCTGTTGATAATGGAATTGATATGGAGGCCGTTGACATAAGTTTGCTGATTGATGTGCCGTTCACTATTGTTTTAGAGATTGATCGCAAAGACCCGACACGTAACCGCGTGAAAGGTTACAAGGCCGCAGGAGCCGCGTCAGCGCCCGTTACGCGTTCTGTGATTACCAAGGCAGCGCCAGCCGCTACCAAGCCCTGGGAGCGCAAGTAAGTGACCAAGCCCGATCAGACGACGGGCCAGGCCATCACGGCATGGTACGAGGCAAAGCCACAAGACTTCCGCGACCATCTCGGCGCGTCCCTGATCGGGCATTCTTGCAACAGGTATTTATGGCTCACCTTCCGGTGGGCCGTAATGCCCAAGTTTGAAGGGCGCATGTTGCGCCTGTTCAATACCGGCAATCGTGAGGAAATCCGGATTGCCGAGGAATTGAAGGGCATAGGCGTAGAGCTTTATACGGAAGAGACCGGCAAACAGATCACTGTCCGCGATGCATTCGGCCATTTTGGCGGATCTGTTGATGGCGTTGGTAGGGGCTTCCCCGAATGTCCTGACGATTGGATGGTCCTTGAGTGCAAGACCATGAACGATAAGACGTTTGGCAAACTCAAAGATTGGTCGGTTGAAAGCCAGAAGCCCCAGCATTACGCCCAGATGCAAGTCTATATGGGTTTCTTGGCATTGCCCAAAGCCATGTACATCGCTGTCAACAAAAACACAGACGCCGTGTACACCGAGGTGGTGCCATACCATGAGCCTGCGTTCAGATCGCTGCTAGAGCGGGCCAACACCATCGTCAACGCCAAGCAGGCCCCGCTGAAACTGAGCGATGACCCGTCATATTGGGAATGCAAATTCTGCGATATGTATGACCTGTGCCACCAAGAGGCCGCTGCCGAAGTTAACTGCCGAACGTGCGCTCATTCGACGCCCGTTGAAAGCGGCAAGTGGCGCTGCGAACTGGCGGAAAAATTCCTTACTTCTGCGGCGCAGCGCAAAGGCTGTGATCAGCATCTGCTCATACCCGATTTCGTACCCAATGCCGACCCGATTGACGCTGGCGTCAACTTCATTGAGTACAAGCACCGCGAGACCGGCGAGACGTTCATACACGGCGCAAAGGCTATGCCGCCTAAGCAGAGCCTAGCCCAACGCAAAGAGGCCATGAAAGGCCGGGGGTCCAATAACGGACTGCCGTTTTCAGATGAGTGTCCGTTTTGAACCCGATCATAGGAATTGACCCCGGCCTTGGCGGCGCTCTGGCGCTCCTGCACGACGGCGAACTAGAGATCCACGATATGCCGACCATTCAGGACGGCACCAAGCGGCGTGTAGATCACGCACAATTGGCCGTCATCCTTGACCTGTGGGCAAAGCACCAAGGCATCACTTGCGTCATAGAGAAGGTGGCGTCCATGCCGGGGAACGGCCATGCCGGCGCATTTACCTTTGGCCGCGCTGCTGGTGTGGTTATTGGTGCGGTGGCCGCTAACTTCATCCCCATCGTCGAGGTGACGCCACAAGTGTGGAAACGCAAGACGCAGACGCCGACCGACAAGGATGGGGCCAGGTTGCGAGCCTCGGAGCTATTCCCGCGCTATGCTAGCCAGTGGTCGTTAAAGAAGCACGACGGGCGGGCAGAAGCGGCGATTATTGCCTATTATCACCGCAAATATGGAGGGGAAAGTGTCGAAGATTGAATTGATGGCTCACGATTTGTACGACCAATTGCGAAAGATTGGCAAGTATCCCCGCTTCCAAGCGGTGCGGTCATACCAAGATGATTTTGTCTTCATCAACTCGCATAACGATGACAACGAGACGTACATCAAGCGGATCATTGAGACGGTGCAAGATTGGCCGGATGAGATTTTGTTCTATGAACCTGGCCGACCCGTTGATTCTCATTATGTGTTAGAGAACTACCGCAACGTCATGGTCAGGCACGCTTCATTTTATGAAGAGCCGGATCTTAACATGCGCTTGGTGATCGTCGGACGCCCCCGCATTACCAGAGGCTATGGCCTCAATGTGACCAAGATTTTACAACCAGCCTATGCCGCGTAGCGCAGTCTTGGTAGGCGCTGATTACTGAGACCTCCCACGTCAGCCGGTCAGGATCAATGGCCGGTTGGGGTGGGTTTGGAAGTGCTGGACACGGCGCTGCTAGGTTCGCCGGTAGAGACATTGGCGTCACGGACACTGTTGACGAGCAGGCTGTACATAGGATCAGGCAAAGCGCACTCAGCAGGAACAACGGGAGCATCGCGGTAAAATTCTTTGATCGTGTTGGTGCGTTGAATATTGATACTGGAAACACGCCTGCGCTCCTCTTCATATTGTGCTGACAGGACATCAATCTGTCCCTGCATGACTATGCGCCGCTTCTCTGCGGCTTTGTACGCCTTGGCGGCAGCAGACTTGGCCGCGCCGTCGCGGATGGCGTAGCCATTGGCGCAGCCAAGAACAAAAACGGCGACTAGCGCCCCTAGCATATATGGCAGCGGAATCATTGACTGATATCTCCGTCAGGAACCATTGCCGCGATTGCCCCAACCGCCATTGAGACGTAGGACCACGGCGCGATTAAGGCAGAGGCTGCGGCAACGCTTGTGCCGATCAGCAGCCAGGTCGATCTTTCGCTAAGGCGAGCTTTGATGAACTTAAGCATCTTTCACCGGATCTGGATAAGTGGCATGGGGGAGTTGAAGGTGCGGCGCGTCCTTGAAGGTCTTCCAGTCATAGCCGAACTCGGTCTTAACGCCAACGTCCTTAGCGGCCTGCTTGAAGGCCGCGATCAACCGATCATACAAAGGCCAGTCCCAGCGGATAGAACCCGCCACGAGCGGCGCTACGTCCACGGCGAAGCCATGTATGTGCCGAGACTTCATAGTCTTAGACGCGCCTGAAGCAAATAGCTCTTGCTGGCGCTTGACGGTGCGCAAGCCCTCAATGACCGTGAAGTCTAGCGGCGAGATTTCAAGCGCCTTCATAATGACCTTGACCAGATCGGGGTGAACGCCGGTCAGGTTGAGGCTGGAGCGTTGGCTAAGGTGAAAGGTCATGTGTTTATGACACCCTTACCGGCTACGAGAAGCAGCATACCCACGACGACAACGCCAATGAACCAAAAGACCTTCTCGGCCACAGATCGACCGATCTGCTCGTAGACCTTGACGATGGCTTTCTGGGCGGCGCGTTCCGCGATGGCATCTACCTCTAAATCTGTCAGTTTATCGGGCATGGTACGCACTCACTTAAGTAAAGCGTTATTGGAAGAATTACGCTTGTCTTTCGACTTTGCGGTAGCCACACCGATAGCCGTGCGAATTTGCGTACGACCTTGTGTGGTGGTGACGGGTGCGCGGGCGTTACCGGCTCGCATAGTTTTTGCTAGGTTAAGCGCTTGCTGTTCAGCGGCGGAACCTCGTAGGGCATTGACGACTTGCCCACCCGCAAGGCTTGTCAAGCCGGTAGCCGCACCAATCATTGCGCCTGTAGGGCCGTGCATTGCAGAGCCAAAAATAAGCGGCAAAGCGTTAAGTAGCTGACCTTTACCACCAAAACCAAGACTGCTGATATATTTGGATAGCTCAGCTCCCGACGTTTTAGCTGCCATGCGCTTGATTAGCGCTTGTTCGTCGGGCGAGAAAACGCGGAGCCGTTTTTGGTTGTTAGCTAATGATTCAAACTTACTTCGCAAAGCATCTGCCGTATCGACAGTACTTCTTTTTGCACTGTCAATAATGCGATCTATCTCGTCGGACTTGCTTAGTTTAGCCCATTTTTCAATTGCAGATTTAAACACAGGGCCAACATCGCGTGCTGCTACTTGATCTGCTAATGTTGCATTTGTAGCATTTGAAACAAAATTGGTCAGCGCTGTTGCGATCTCACCGGCTTGTTTCCGAACAGCAGGAAGCGGGCTTGACCGCGCTATATTAAGGTTTTCCCTTAGCGACTGTAAGTTAGGGAAAGTCAGCGGTTGGCTGACAGCATCCCTAAATTCTTGAAGCGCTTCTTTAATAGGCGCTAAAGCGCTCGTATTAGGTCGAAAACCAATATCCTTTAAATCGTTTTCTAGATTGTCTACAAAACTGGTAAATTTAGACGGATCATACGAAATGCCTGCGTCTTCAGCGGTTTTAAAGTCTTTTTGAGCGCTTTCTTTTAGCGCTTCACGAGACGGCGTGCCGGGAAGGAAACCCTTACCCTGACGGATATTTTCCAAGTTTGCAGCTACCCGCGTACCAGCGGTGCCTATGTTACGAACGGCATTTTCAGCCGTAGCGCCAAGACCACCAAAGCCTAAGCCGCCCAGAACGCTAGCGCTCGTAAGGGCATATGGGTTCGTAACGCCCATGTCCTGCGCGAGTTGGTTAGTGCCTGTGGCACCCGCCGCTGACGTAGCCTGCATAAGCGGGTATTTAGATAGTTCCCGCAAGGTATTCTGAACTACGGGGTTTTCAAACATAGGGGCCATAGTGCCCAAAAACTTAGCTTGACCACCTGCGCCCGCGGCAGCTTCTAACGAGGTTCCGAAAATGCGCTGCGCCTGCGTTTGCGGTCTACGACCAACACCCACACGTTCCAAGCTATTTTGGATCATTTCTGATCCGGTAGGGATGCGTTCGCCACCCCATAGTGGACTAGCCAAGTTGTACCCGGTCGTTGTTAAGTCTGTGAGACCCAAAGCGCCTGCGCCCGCTATCGCGCCGGGGATTGCACCGACACCTGCTAATGGCGTTCCTGCTGCAGCGCCTGCGGTAATAGCGACGCCGTAAGGCGCAAGCGCTCGTGTGGCTACGCCGCCCCACTGCGCGGCGGGCGAAACTAACCCTATTTTTTCGTAATACTTGGCTTTAGGCATGTCTGAATAAAATTTGGCATGTAGACCATCAGCTAGCTGCTGGTCAGACATATCACCGTATTCAGGGTGCTTTGCACGAACGTCTTGAAGCATACTCATTAGCGGATACCTAACGGGTCATTTTTACCGCCGCCGCTTTTGCCGTTGCCAGATTTAGGCGGCGAATATTCGAAGCCTAACCGTGAAGCCATAAAACGCTGTAGCTCGTCATACGCAGCTAATCTGTCGCCCACAGGCAACAGCGTATTAGCAATATCGCCAATTTGTTTTTCAACAGTAACGCGGTCTTCGTTCGAAAACCCCGCGCCCAGTTTACCGCCGGGGGCCATAGCCAAAGTTAGGTTTGCGCCTATACTCTTAAGGGCCGCGGCGGCGTTAGTTGCCGGGGTTCCTTTTCTATCTTGTTGGCCCTTAAACCAATTTGAAGCAGTGTCTATTACGCCGCTAGGTGACGCATTAATGAGATCTCGAACCCTATCTTGGCCTGTGGCAGGGTTCCAACCCATAATAGCGGTAATCGCTACTGCCGACTTACGTTTTTCTAACTGGTCAATAGTCAGCCCCTCGGTGCTGGCTGCTTGCGGTGCAGCAGGAGCACCAGCAGGCGCAGCAGGAGCGCCGCCGCCCATCCCAGTTTCAAAGCCACGCATAGCCGCCGCCAGTTTAGGGACAACGCCAGGCTGAAGTTGCGCATTGGCGGGGATGCCAAGCTGTTGCACAAGCGTAGCCTTGTAGTTTGCCCGTTGCTCTGGCGTGTTCTCAGCACCGGTCCCGAGATAACGGTCTACGATCTTGTCAATCGTGTTGACGCCCTTGCCGATATAATCGAGGCGCAGGAGCGCCTCTTGTGCGGCAGCGCCTTGCTGCGGCGAGGGGAACGCAGCGAAGCGCCCATCAGCGGACGGTTCGCCGCCGTATTTCTTCATCCACGGGCGATATTCCAAAGCGCCGGGATTGTTATTGGCTACGATGGAAGGCACGCCAGCCGCAGGTGCAGCAGGACCGCCAGCAGGCGCGGGTGCGCGGGCACCGGGGACACCGCCGCCTTGCGTAACTTCGGTGAAGCCGCCGCCTCTAGGATTGACCCTGTACATCCCGCCGCCTGCGGGCGTAACGATCTGATCTGGTGTTGCAACGGCTAGCTCAGAACCAGCAACAGTTGACGCAGGGCCACCCAAGCCGGGGACTGCAGTAAGAACGGATCTATCACCAAGGTTACGCTCATAAAATTTAGGTGCGTTTAGCTTAGTAAACTCACTCAAGCCTAACACAGCTTTTTGTCTTAGCGCGGCTAACGCTTCTGGGCCTTGTTGCGCGGCGGCGTCAATTGCGGCTAGGGCTTCTTCTAAGCTATGACCGCCTTTTTTTAATCTACGCCCAAGCGTGTCATTCTCAAAGTTGCTTATAGTCCATCTTTTAAATGCTTCAGGTGTGTCCGGAAGGTTATCAAGTAACATTCGTTGTGTGCCTGCGGCGGAAACTACCGCTTTTTCTTCGGCATCTATGGACTTAAATTTTTGCTCTTTACCTTCGTAAAGCCCTTTTAATGTGTTTGGAATAAGGTCCCCAAACCCGGCTGCAGCTAAAGATTTAGCCGCCGCTTCAGGATCAGGCATTTCACCCACAGTTCCGGAAGCGCCCGCTTGCGGCGCGTAATAGTTTTTAAGCGCATTGGCTACCGCTGCTTCACCCTGCATCTTCCGCGCAGCCAAAGCGTTAGCCATTGAGGCTTTTTTCATTTCCATAGCATTAGCTTGGATTTGCTGCATACGCCCGTACTGCTGTATCGGGTCTTCAAGCGCAACAGACGGCTTAAAGCTAAGGGCGATGTTAGGGTCGATAGGCATCCGAATATCCTTAACTTAAACCAACGTATTAGTTCGGGCCACCCCAAGATCCAAACGCGAAGTTTGAAAGATTGGATGATGGCGTCATGGCACCAATACGCTGTAAGTTTGTGTAATTGTTCACACCTTGGTTCAGCGCACCCGTCAAAGCATTGGCGGCACCGACATATCCAGACGCACGAGCATTGCCTGCGCCTATAGAGTTTTCGGCTAGATTTGTACCTAACGTACCGGCAGCGGTTGTCAGCGTGTTGGCAGCGGTCTGGCCTGCGCCCATTAAGCTCTGAAGCGGGTTAATTTGGTTGGCGCGGTTGGTCTGGTAGCGGTTAAACGCATTCATGTATTCTTGGCTACCCATGTCTTGGCCGTAGCGCTGCGCGGCCTTCATAGCGCCGCCAGAAAGCAGGCCACCACGGGCGGCGGCGGTACGGTCAAGCGCCTTGTTACCTTCAGCCAAACGAAAAGCGTAGCCGGGGTCCGTTGTGAAGTCATTCATGGAGAAGTCGCCGGCATACTTGCCGTAGCCTGCGTCGCCAGCCGAGCCGGACAAACCAAGGTACTGCAACAGTTTGTTTTGGGCGGTGAGGCCAGCCTCACGGAACGGCGCTTGCAGTTCAATCTGCTTGTCAAACATTGCCTGCTGTTGAGCGGCGGCTTCGCGTGATGCTTGAACTTGAGCATTAGACGCTTTGCCAGCAGCAGACGCACCCATCAGGCCACCGGCTAGTGACGCGCCTGCGCCGATAAGGGCTGCGGTTATGAACGCCATGAGATCGCCTCAATATCTTGCGGTTTTGCTTTATTCCCGACGTCAAACATAGCATCAGGATCAAATTCTACCAATTCGTTTTCTGCGTCTTCAACCGTAGTAGCGTCAGTGCGGTGAACCGTAACAAAAACGGATGGTTCAACCATAAAGATGGCCCGCTTTGTCCCCGGCTTGCTGCTCAAAATACAGGGTGCAGTTAGGGGCGTAGCGTCGTCGCCTTCCGTTACGATAATGGACCCCGACAGCAGCATAAAGAAATGCTCTTGCTTGTGGACTTTACCGACAATCAAAGCGCCTTGAGCACTACGGACCTCCCGGCAATACATCCCGCCGTGAAACGTGTGCTTGGTCTCAGGCTCGTATTGCTCGAACTTGGATATGGCTTTCTGAAGCGCCTCGACTTTGCCCCGCATGTTGCGCGGGTTGGGTACGGTGAACTCATGTTGAGCCACATCCACTAGCTGATCTCCCGCCCGCTGGCACGGATGTTGATGGCCGAAGCCGTGCCGGCAATCGTCGAGATGAACCCGCTAGCCGCAAGCGCAGCGCCGACAATCTCAGGGAACGTGTAGGTCTCGCCAGCCTGCAACGTCTTGGTCTTGACGATCAGGTTATTGCTGCCCGCCGTGTCCGCACCCGTCACCAAGTTGACGCTGATCGTAGCCGCAGCCACGCTGTAGTTGGTGGCCGTGAACTTGTCGATAAGCGTGGTGACGCCCGTCGCGGTGTACTGCGTTGTCTGCGTGGCCTCCGCAGTCTTGGCTGGAATGAGAACTTTAACGGTGACGGTCATGATAGCTCCTACGCAATGACTTCTTCGGCTTGAACCAATAGGTTGCCGCTTGGCAAATCATAGGCTGCTGCGCTGAAATTGAACAGGCGAACGGTGGCGGTGTTGGACGAGGTATAGCGAGTAGTCATCATCATTGGTTCCGTCGTAACACCGATAAAATTAGACGATAGAAGCCAGTTGCCCGTATCCAAGCCAGGCACCGTGACAGCATAGTCAGCCGAACCGGCAGCGGCGATGCTGGCAGGGTTGACGGTAGACCGCCCTTCAATGCGGCGTCCGCGAAAGTAGGCGAGGGTGGACCCTTGAAAATAATATGGCCCAACGCGATTGCCAAAAGTGTCGTTATCAACAATTTTTAATCCAACAAGCGATGGCGAGTTTGTGCCGATACCATAGCCTTGAGTTCCAGATACGCCATTTTGGTCAAAACAACGGTTATTAGATACAAGAACATAATTACCGTTATATGTGGCGTTACCAACAGGTATTGCAATTCCGCAAATGGTATAGATACCTAATGTGGCCCAATATTGACTGTTATCAAAAATTATATTTCCAGAGCAAATACCGCCCTGTGCGCCAAAACTAATTCCGTTGCTGGCGTTATTAAAGCACACGTTATTAAGACATTGTTCGTAAAGACCCCACAATTCAAACCCGCTAGCAACGGTGTTATTTGTGTCGGGGCCAATGTAGGTGTTGGCGTATGGAGTGCCTGCAAGTGTGCAAAAGCCCATACGGGTTGTTACGTTATTAGAATAGATATTTTTTCCAACATTAGTAAATTGTTCAGATACAAACCCGCCGCCAAAAATTACGTTACGAAGCACGTTACCCGAGAGGTTGGAGTTTTGTATAGTTACGTTAACTCCGCCCCCTTCCATATAATTTTGGCTAATTTCTACACCTTCGCCGACAACGCTAGTCGAACTTGCTGGGTAGGTTATTGCTTGGACTTGAGCGCCGCCGTAGCGAGCCGTGCAGGATGAACCTGGGACCGCAGGGAATGACGCTGTGGGGTTGGTTAGATAGCCGCGCCCGTTGGTTGAGAACGAAATTGAGCTAGGAATGACTGCGCCGCCCGCCGTGGTGCTATAGGTAAACGCCGCTTGAACGCCGCCAACGCCCGTTGGAGCCGAGATGGTGCCGACTAGCCCCGTGGCGCTTACAGGCCCACCAGAGCCAGGTACAACCGTGCTTGTGTCAATCCATGCACCAACAAGTTGAGGCATGACAATGTTATTTCCGCGAATAATTGCGTAATTCATTGAGTTGCAAGATATGGCAAATTGATCGGTGTTAATAATGCTGTTGTTTTCAATTCGAGCATTATGGCACCCAAAAAAGTTAATTAGCGCGTTTTTGGTGCCGACCAGCGACCCGCCGTCAATTGTCAGGTTTTCGACCACAATATCGTTTGCATAGGTGGCATTAATCATGCCGTTGCCCGCAAGCGCCGCACCCAACTTCAGAATCGACGTTGCTCGGTTCTCACCGATCAATTGCTTGCCAGCCGTCAGCGTTATGCCGGTAATCTTAAATGTTCCGGCTGGAATATAAACGACGCCCGTCGAGTTTGTAATTGCCCGCTGCACCGCAAGCGTGTCGTCTGTGACGCCATCACCGACTGCGCCATAATCCTTGATGTTGACGATCTGGCGCAGTTTCGCCCCGACCGTCGTCGTGGTTGCGTTTACTCCGGTGCCTTTGTGGCCGATTAGATCGGAGCCATTACTGGCCGCGTACACTACGCCTACCGCAGTGACGGAGGCCGCGACGATAGATGCCGTGCTGTCGGGGAAGGGGCCAAGGCTAATGTTGTCTACGGTCCAGATCTCAACGTCGTCTGACGTCGTGAGTTTGAACTTATAGGATTGCGTACCCAACCAGATGGAGGCCTCACCGCGAGAGTCCAAGATAATCGGGTTGGGGTTGTTAACCGCAGCCGTGCTATCGGCAAAGGTCGCAAGCGGCGTTGTTGTGCCAGCCGCATATGTGTAGATTTTTCCGCTATCTAGCGGTACGCCCGCAGTGCTGAAAAACTGGAGCTTAGGTTCTGGGGAGAGATAAGCAACCATTTGAAGACCCTTATGCGGAGATGTTGCTAATAACGGTAAGGATGGCAGACGGAATAGCCGGAACAGGCGCAGTAGCTGCGACAGCAACGATTTGACAGCCCGTATCATCCGTTGACCATACCAATTCGAAATAGTCGCCTGCGTTCATGTTTAGCACAAAGTTTGACGTGGCGACAGATGCTGCGCTAGTGCCCGCAAGTGTAACCTGTCTTGCGCTGTTGGCGATGTCCGTACCGTTTAAGCGAAGCCAAACCCAGACGTTCTTTGCCGCCGCTGTTGTCTTGTTTAGTTGCAGCGAAAACTCAACATTGTAGATTGCTGGCCGGTCCACATAGATGCGCGATGTCGGGGTGCCACGGGTGGCCCCAACAGAGGCATCTGTAAAGCCAAAGGTAATTGGGTAGGCCGTGTTAATAGCCGCAGCGGTTTGAGTTGTGCTGTCACGAAACGCGCCATAGACGTAGCGAGCCAGTTGCGGCGTATAGGCTGGACCCACGTCAAGCGCCTGCAATGCTTTAGCCGTCTCGGCTAACTGCGAAACGCTGAAGACTTCAGACGAAGGTGAGATTTGCAGGAACTGCGTGATGTCGTCCGTCGAGCCGTCACCAAGCAAAGTGAACAGGTTGTTAAAAAACCTGAACCACTCACGCGAAATTAAGCCCGTGCGCTCGTCGATGATTGGAACGCGGGGTGCGGGGATTTGGGTAACGTTAGCCATTGGTTGGGCTGACCTGTAATTCAGCGCCCATGATGGCAATCTTAACCGGATCCGTGCCTGCAATCTCGTACACGCGGTCGCGCAGTTTGACCGTCATGCCAAGCCTGCGCCAGATCGTGCGATGGCCGTATTCACCAATGCGGCCCATTGAGCGCCAGTGCTCGTTAGACCATGTGTGACCACCGTCGTCGGACCAGCGCAGCGTGACCTGTGGGTCCGTGCCAATTACGGGAATAAAGTCTTCTACAAGATAATCGCCAGATTCCGTAACCAAGAAGTTGCTAGTTTCAGTCATTAGGTAAAAGGTGTCATCAGGCCCCGGCCCGTTCAAGCCAACGCCCGCCTCGCAGTCGAGTTGCAAGGCATGGTGCGCGGCACGCTTAAGATCGTTTTGTCCAGTCGGCAGCGCCCGCCACAGACGCATCCAGCGCTGTGTAGCGCCGTTGTCGTCGTAGACGTTTAGATCAAACGCATAGACGTTACCGTTTTCAAAGTCGCCAATGGCGATTTCGTTGTTAAACACCATCTGGCAGTTGCCACGGTGACGGTCAAAGGCGTCGTCAATCCAACTGGCCCGCTCATGCCAAGCGCCTGTGGCGACGTCGTAGACCCACGTTGTCTTGGCGGTAGGGAAGACGAGCACATAAAAGGCATGGCCGTCTTGCTGATAGGTGTATCCGATAGCATCGCTTATGGTTGCGTACTGTTGGATTTGCCATTCGACGCCGTGGGTGCTGACACGCTGTCCGGTGTAGCCGTTGGCACGGTAGACAATACCGCGACCGCGTGCGTCTGAGCCTAGCCAGAACAGGCCGTTGTCTAGCTTGGCAACCGAATAGGGGGCCGCGCAGCCAATCTCGTTGAACGCGCCTTGGATGCGTGTAAAGGGGAAGTCCGCGCCGCCGGAGTCGTACCAGACTTCAATAGAGTTGGTGCCGAACAGCCACAGTTCGCAATGGTCAACGATGATGGACGACAGGCCATCCGGCGAGCCTTCGGCGCTGGCGAAGTCAAGCGCGTCGATGTTTGTGCCGTCAAAGATCGCCGTAATCCAGAACCGTTGGCTGTTGGGTTCGTTAAATACAAAATACCCATCTAGATAGCTTACGGTGATCGCGCCGGGGAAGTCCACGTCGGTGATCTGTTCAAAGACTTCCGTGGACATGTTGTAGATAAAGGCGTCTGGATTGCAGGCAATGAAAAGTTGAACGCCGTTGTCGGCTATGGAAACAGGCCCCGTGCCGGTCACGTCACCTAGCTTGGTAGCCGCCCACGTCGAATCAACGCAATAGAATTCTGTGCCCGACACGACATAGCCGTAGGTCGTTGTTTGCCACATTCCTCGGACAGGTCCGGTTCCGCAGGTTGTCAACAGCCGAAGACCTGGCGCTCTGCTTAGAAACGCAGGTTCAAGACCGCCTTCAGGGACGATTTCCGGAAACAGATTGACCATGCGGCTGTCGGCAGCGTTCACGCTGCGGGCCACATAGGTTGCTCCGAGGATGGGCGTTTTCATGGGGCGGGGTCCGGTGCAATGAACTCGTCCAAACTGGCGTCATAAATCATGCCAATCCCAGCATACCGGCCTCGGAAATTGCCGTTGTAACTTGTCTGGACCCATCTCGCAGGCGAGAAGCCGCGCAGGGTATCAAAGTCACGCAGCCAAGCTATGCCGTTGGCCTCATCTTCCGGAACGCCAAGAACCGCGTTATCAACAACCAAAACCTCGGTTACGATGTTGTCAGCGTCCAATCTTGCAAAGTGTGCCATTACGCCCTCGCTCTCACTCGGATAATGACTACGCCGGAGCCGCCCGCTCCGCCATTGCCGCCGCCGCCGCCTCCGGTGTTTGCTGTTGCATCAAGCATAGCATTAGCGCCTCCGCTGGAACCGGCACCATCAATTGCACCGCCTTTGCCGCCACCGCCGCCGCCTCGCCCAGTTAAGGTGCCGGTAATGCTAGAAGTTTTACCTATTCCACCGTTGCCCCCCGCCCCGACAGATCCCGTGCCTCCCGTGCCAGCCGCCCCCGCGCCTCCGCCTCCGCCCCCGCCGTACAAAGTGGCACCGACAATGGCATCTCCTTGTCCACCCGCAAAGCCTTGTCCTATGGTGCCTGAACCGCCCGCAACGGTATTGAGGGTGTTGATAAGTGGGGTTCCGCCCGATCCGCTGCCGCCAGAAGTGCTATTGCCGCCTCCACCTCCGACTGTGGAAATTAAAGATGCAATTGAACCCGCAGTTCCTGAAGTAAAATATGCGCCTCCGCCACCAACTGTAATAGCGTAGGTTTGTGCCAACACACTTAAGCCGGTGCCGTCCAAATAACCACCGGCACCGCCGCCTCCGGTATTTCCACCGCCGCCGCCGCCCGCAATCACAAGATACTCAACCTTGCTGCCTTCGGTCGGATCAGGCCCAAGCGATTTAACTGTAAACGTCCCCGACGCATTAAAAACGTAAACGTCGTATGAACCAACCGCTATCGGAAGCACCGATGCAGTGATGGACATATACCGGTTAGAAACCTTTTTATTTCCACTCATATCCTGCGAAACCATGCCGATAGGCCCGTAAGGAGCCTGCCGGTTCATCATCTTTTGGCCTAACATGGTGGGGGCGTTTTGCATATTAGTAGGCGTAGCCTTCAGTGCGGAACACGATGCCGGTGTTAGTGACGCTGATCGCGACCCAGAGGCTTTCAGCAGCCGACAGGATCAGGGGCGATGCGTCGGTGTAACCGAAGTCAATTACGGTCTGGGCGGTTGTGGCCGCAACGGTGTAAGCCGCCATTAACTTAGAGCCAATGAATTTCTTAGTTGTGCCGCCGTCAGCCGAGACATAAAGCTGAAGCTCAGTTGCCGATACCGTAGCTCGTGCTAGGGCGGTGACTTTCTGAATCCGCGCACCGTTGGTTTGAGCAGCAAGAAGCTGCACCGAGTTGGTTGGGGTGTCGGTGTAAGTCGTGTTCGCCGTGGTTGCAACAGCGGTCGATCCAATAGGCGTTTGAGGCGTAACAATTGAGTTTGGCGTGACGGCCATGATTTATCTCCTAAAGTGCCGCCGCAATGGCGAAGGTTAGCGCGACGGACGCCAGAGGCACCGTCAGACCAGTAAGCGAAGTAATGTCAGAGTTAGCGCCCGACGCAGCCGCGCCGATAGTTGCGCGTCCGCCTGCGGCTGTGCTGGCGTTCAGACCGCCGTTAGCAAGGGGCAGGAGGCCCGTCACGCCCGTGGTGAGGGGCAAGCCCGTCACGTTAGTCATAACGCCGCTGGCGGGCGTCCCAAGGGCAGGAGTGACCAACGTGGGTGATGTGAACGTGCCGCCTGCAAACGTGCCGCCTGTAACGGTAGGCGTGGAGAATGCACCGCCTGCAAACGTGCCGCCTGTAACGGTAGGCGTGGAGAATGCACCGCCTGCAAACGTGCCGCCTGTAACGGTAGGCGTGGAGAATGCACCGCCGGTATATATTCCGTTTGT